TCCGGCGACGGCTCCGGCTACGGCGACGGCTCCGGCGACGGCTACGGCTCCGGCTACGGCTACGGCGACGGCTACGGCTACGGCTCCGGCGACGGCTCCGGCTACGGCTACGGCTACGGCTCCGGCTCCGGCTACGGCTAACAAGGGGCAAGAAAAGGTAAAGAAAGCGCTGCGGTGGCGGAATAGGTAGACGCTCAAAGGTGAAGGGTGGCAACAAAAAATCCCTGTTGCATGCAAGGTGCAAATCCTTGCCCGCAGCGAAAAAGAAGGGAGAACAGATAATGAACATATTCGAGAAATTAAGCGAGATACAGGCAGAGATAAAAGTAACCAAGGACAACAGGAACGACTTTGGCGGTTTCAATTACAGAAGTGCAGAGGATATTCTTGAGGAAGCAAAACCTATCTGCAAGAAGCACAAAACAGTATTGATACTTTCAGACAGCTTGCTTCCGGCAGGGGACAGATACTATATAACCGCACACGCAAAGTTGGTAGACACGGAGACGGAACAGGCAATCGAGGTAACGGCTTTTGCAAGGGAAGAAGAAACTAAAAAAGGCATGAGTGCGGAACAACTTTCAGGCTCCGCGAGCAGCTATGCGCGCAAATATGCGCTCTCGGGATTGCTAAACCTTGACGATAACAAGGACGCAGACACCAACGCATACACCGAGGTGCAGGAGAAGGCTAAAAAGGAAGAAGCCAAGGCGAAGATAAAAGCACAAGAGGACGCAGACCTTCCGCTGTCCAAGGACGAAGAAGAGATACTTGTAAGGCTGATAAAAGAAGCCAAGGGCAAGGACAGCTTCGAGGACAGAGTTAAGAAGATTTGCACCAAGTACGGAGTTGAGGACTTGGCGGATCTTAAGAAGTCACAGTACACATTATTAGTAGCGCAGTTAAATAAATGATACATGATCTTGACAGAGTAGGGTATATCGGAGCGAGCGACACCAAGTATGTAATGATGAAATGGGACACCAAGACATTCAAGCAATGGTGGCGAGTGAAGATAGGACTTGAAGAAAATCCAATCGACAATATCTATACAAGAGCCGGAAATGCTTATGAGGGGAAAATCCTTGACGCATTGGAGATAGACCAAAGGGACAGACAGATAATCGTAGGTAGGTTAAGGGTAAACCTTGACGGAGAAACCGACAGGGCGGTTATCGAGGTTAAGACCTATCAATATCTCAAAGGCTTCAAGATGTACAAGCACTACTTGCAGCAGGTGCAGGTGGAAATGTACGCAACCAACAAGGACAGATGTTTGTTATACGCATACGGACTTCTGCCGAGCGAGTACGAGGAATACGGAGAAGTGGATATAAACAGGTTATCGGTATATCCGATTGACTATGACGAGGGGTTTATAAACAAATACTTGCCACGGCTGAACGAATTGTCAAGGTGCATAAGAGAGGGAGATATTCCAAGTGAAAGCAATATTAAAGAATTACAGTGAGGACGGACGAAAAGCATACTTGACATTCGAGGTCGACATAAGGGATTTGACCTTGCCCGAGGGGGATTTGGAACTCACGATCAAGAAATATAAATCCCCCCGAAGCAGGGAAGCACTGAATTATTGTTGGCACTTGGTAGCGGAAATGGCAGAGAAGCTGTCAATCGAAACACCGACAAGCAAGGATGATTTATACAAGCGGTTAGTGAATGACTACGGGATATTGGAGAGGGACGAAAACAATCAGTTAATGAAAGTAGTCCTTAAGGCAGAGATAGACCCCATGAAGTTAGACCTTTACCTTCACCCGACACCGCACACAACGACTTTGGACGGAACTTTATATCGCTTGTACTTCGTTGTTAAGAGACCGAGCGAATACAACTCAAGGGAGTTTGCACAGTTTTTAGACTACGTTGTAAAGGATGCAAAGGAATTAGGGGTAGAGACTTTAACACCTGCGGAATTGAGGTTGTTGAAATGCTAAACGAGAGAGAGTGTTATATATGCGGACGTACCGAGGGTTTAGAAGTACACCACTGCTTAAGGGGTAAGTACAGACAGCTTGCGGACGAGGACGGGCTGACAGTTTATTTGTGCCACAAGCACCACACGGGGAGCAAGAATAGCGCACATAGGAATATCCGGCTGATGAACGAACTACAGCAATTAGCACAAATGAAATACTTAGAAACACACACATTTGAAGAGTGGATGAACAGATACGGCAGAAACTACTTAGACACCATAAGTTGAAAGGAGAGGACATGGAAAAGAGGGAGTACGGGGAAACGATTACGCTTGAAACACGGCACGATAGCCACGAAGCGGTTGATAAGACAAAAAGATATAGGCAGATCATTGAGTGCTTAAATGAGATCCCGGAAATGACGGCGAGGGAATTATCAAGTCTCATGTGTCTTAAAGGGTTGATACCAACGGATGAAAGGAACTTTGTATCTCCGCGGCTAACCGAAATGGCGCAAGCAGGAACGGTAGAGCCGTGCGGCAAGAAAAAGTGTAAATGGACTGGGCGAACTGTAACAGTATGGAGATTGAGATATGCGAGTGAATAATTACAAATGCGATTTTTGCGATAAAGAAATCCCTTTAGGGTACGAGTATAAAGTGACAACACTGTTTCCGATGGATGAGGAAATGGCAGAGAAATACAGCGAAAGGCTGGCAAAGAAACAACGATGTAGAAGGACAATAGAACTGTGCGAGGAGTGTTTTAAGGAGAGATTAACATGAAATATAACACAGGCAAAGCAAGTCATCAGATAAGCGCAGGAGAGAGGGCTGCGTATGAAGGCGCGCTCCACAGAGATCAACCTACGCAAAGGCAGAAAGGGTTTTACAGACGGCTATTGGCGATAGGAACAGAGAACGGAGTAGAGTTTAACGAGTATCGCATAATCGGCAAGTTAGAAACTAAGAACGACTATAACATTGCCATAAGGAAAATAAAAAATGTGCTGATTGAAAAAGGCTTGTATGAGTACACCGAGAAAGACAGGGCGCAAGACGAAAGGAGAGCCGAAAGGCGGAAGAAGTACGAGGAAGAATTAAACAACACTGAGTGGATTAGTCTTAAAGAGAGAAAGCCTGATTGCAAATTCTGCAAGACACTTGATCGTGACGGACGCATACGCACCCTTGAATGGAGCGAGAAACACCAGTGCTTTGTTTCACCGAGGGGACAGGCGGTATTGAAGAAGTTTGAAAACATTACAGGAATAAAGAAACCCGAAAGGTGGGCTTACCTATGATTTGCTTTAAGGATAGGAACTATATATGCGACCGCTTCAATGAGTGGTGCATGGATAACAAACTACCACAGACAGCGCATTCATTCATAGTGTATGCGACATACAGAGGGTGGCTGAACGAAGAAAAAATAGTAAAGGATTTAAAACATGAGAAGGAAAATAAGAAGAACGTGGAGACACTTTAAATACTGGTTAGCGAGTAAGTTATTGCCGGAAGAAGAGTTAAGCTTTCTCGGCATGGAAGATGTAAGAGACCTGGAGTTAGTACAAGTGACCGCAAGGATAACCAAGACTAAACCTATCAGAGACTTCTTAGGAACGGAGACAATCAAGGATATGCTGTTAGGCGATATGCACATTAACTTAAAAAAGCACATGGACTTTACCGAGGTATGGGACGGAGAAACGTGCATGAGTAAGGCAACAGTAACTTTAGTTAAGAGGGCAAGCAATGATTGACCCGTGGCAGAACTTAGCAAACGCGATCATTCGGCAGGCAGCAGACGACATTGTAATGTACCACCACCGCTTCGACAGAGATGCGAGCAAAAGTTTGGTGGCACAGAAAGAACGTCACTACCGCACGGCAAAGAGATTTTTTGAGAGCGACTGGTACGAGCAGCTTACCGATGTGGACGCAGAATATTTATGGGAGAGGTTAAAAGAACTATGACGAACAAGGACGCAATAAAAAGATTAAATATGCTACTTCTCGTTTTTGATATGTCCGAGAGAAACCCTTTTTTGGACGAAATGCGCGAAGCAGTTGAAGTTGGAATGGCAGTATTGACCTTGTATGACAACCCTAATGTGACATTTATTCCAATTCCGAAGCCGAGCGACGACTTAAAGTAGTCAAATAACGAACGGAAATGCCCCTTAAATCCATTTTTATGGTTTAGGTGATAGAGAGTAAGGGGCGACGTGGAAGGAGGTCTTAAATTGAACAACGAAGAAATAAGAGATTTTAAAGGAATATGGATACCAAAAGAAGTTTATTTGGACGAAAGACTTTCTGCAATAGACAAGATCGTGTTTTCCGAAATACACAGCTTGAGTGCAACGCAACATGGGTGCTTTGCAAGCAATGAAAGATTGGCGAAATTCTGCCAATGCAGCGTACCGACAATAACAAGGTCTATAGGCAAGCTGAAAGAATTAGGATTTATCGAAGTTGCGAGTTTTAACGGCAGACGAAGAGTATTAGAAAGTTGCGTAACTGTGATTAGGCAGACTAATCAAATTGATGAGGCAGACTCATCAAAAAGATTAGGCTCATATAAATATAATAATATATATAATAATACAATTAACAATACAGAGAATAATACAAAAGAAAAAGAAACTAAAGAAAAGAAAAAGAAATCTCCTGTTAATTATCAAGAAATAGTGACGCTATACAACGACACCTGTTTATCACTGCCGAAGGTATCACGGCTCTCCGAAGCGAGGAAACGAGCGATAAAGTCCGTGCTGAATAACTACACCACAGGCGACTTGCAGAAGGCTTTTGAAAAGGTCGAAACGTCCGACTGGCTGACGGGCAGAGCCAAGAACGGTTGGAAGAACGCTAACTTTGACTGGATCATGAAAGACGCTAACCTGACTAAGATACTTGACGGGAACTACGATAACAAAAACAAAAGTGGAATGAGATACGACTGGGAGAACTTATGACACGGGAAGAAACAAAAGCTATTTTGGCAATCATTACAGAAGTGTACCCAAACTTTAGTCCGGCAAACATGAAAACGACCATAGACTTGTGGGCGACATACCTTGCTGATGATGATGTGGGGATGATAAAGCAGGCACTTGATAATTACATACGCAGCGACACGAGCGGTTATGCACCGAACATAGGGCAGTTAAGACAAAGTGCTGTCCCCGAGATCATTGACGACACCGAAGAAGTGATAGCAAAAGTCCGCAAGGCGGTAGCAAACGGGTATTACAATTCGCAAGCAGAGTTTGACGCACTACCCGAGGGGGCGAAAAAGGCGGTTGGCAGTCCCGAGAATTTAAAAGCATGGGCGGTGCAGGACATAGGCGAGTTTGAGAGTGTGACTTTAAGCCATGTACGGAGAGCATACCGCACTGTTTTGGAGAGAAAACGGAGTGACGCGAAGTTATTACCGCTCACTGACGAGAATGTGGCGAGAATACAAGATAGCGACAGAAGGCTCTTATTTGGCGAATAAGACTACTTTAAGTAGTCAGGCGAGGAAGTTATCACCGAAGCAATAAAAATGGATTTAAAGGGCAAATACGAAAGGATTTTAGGTATGTGGAGAACAGATAAACCGACAAAGCAGGGAAAATACCTTGTCACCACCGAGACATTTATCGGGGGAAGGTCACGATATGTAGAGTTGTTGTGGTATGGTAAACCGCTAATGCCGAACATTACAGGATTGAAGGGTTGGCATTGGTATTATCCCGACAGCGATTATGGCGATTTGATTATGGACGATGAGGTAATAGCGTGGCAGGAATGCCCGGAACCATACGAGGGGGTTAAAAAATGAAAAATTTATTAAGCGAAACAATGAGAGCGTTAAAAGAACATGACAAAAGCATAAAAGATGTTGTGTGGGTCGGCTGCGAAGATTTTGAAATCCCGATTGAGGACTTTGTGAAACTTGCAAATACAACATACAATGACGGGTACGGATCACAAGAGGTCGCAGGGGATTTGATCGTATGTGGGGACAATTTTTGGCTTGAAAGAGGCGAGTATGACGGCTCGGAATGGTGGGAGTACAAGGAATATCCGAAAAGACCAAAAGAAATCAGAAAGGTGGGTGCAGTTATTGGGTGCAGCTTGACATCGCTTGTGGCGCTAAGTGAGGGGGAGTAATGGAACAGATGACATTTTTTGACCTAACCCGAAAGCCATTCAAGATTGACAAACCAATTCGGCTGATAGAGTTATTCGCAGGAGTAGGAAGTCAAGCCATGGCATTAAGGGATTTAGGTGCAGACTTTGAACATTGGCGAGTGGTGGAGTTTGACCCCATAGCAGTGAAAGCATATAACGCAATACACGGAACTGACTTTGAACCTATTGACATCACAAAGTTTAACGGGGGGGCATGGGTATACAAGACACCGAGAACTATTGTTACATCGTCACTTACTCTTTCCCTTGCCAAGACTTAAGCATTGCGGGAAAACAAAAAGGAATGAAAGAGGGTACAAGATCAGGGCTGTTATGGGAAGTAGAGAGATTGCTGAACGAGGTTGAAGAACTGCCGCAGGTGCTGTTAATGGAGAACGTAACCGAAGTACACAACGAAAAGAACGGAGCAGACTTTAGACGGTGGTTGAGTTTCCTTGAAAGCAAAGGTTATTCAAATTATGTGGAAGATTTAAACGCAAGCGATTATGGAGTAGCACAGAATAGGAATAGATGTTTTTGTGTATCACTGTTAGGCGAATACAATTACAAGTTTCCCAAACCTATACCGCTAACAAAGTGCATGAAAGATTACCTGGAAGATAAGGTGCCGGAAAAGTATTACATAACGAGCGAGAAAGCATTAGACCTTATCGCAAGGTTGGAAGAGAAAGAGCAATCCAATACCATTCGTGGGGGGGTAATAGATCATTAGACCGTCACGCATGGGACATAGTAGCGGAATAATAGTCATTTCAAACACCTAAAATTTTAGAACATGAAGATAGCGATAAAACAAGCAACGAAAGACGGACTGATAATGTGCGATATAGGGGGGGGTAGCTGACTTTAGTTACCCGACATCTAAAACGCGGAGGGGCAGAGTAGAGAGCAGCGGACAAGTAAGCCCCGCGATAACAACGACAAGTGGAATTTGCAGAGTAGAGGGAGTTATGAGAATACGATCACTGACACCAAGGGAATGTTGGCGGTTAATGGATTTTTCAGACCGCGACTATAACATGGCAAAGTACGGACAAGAAACGCCGTGCGATAGAAGAGAGATAAGCAACACGCAGCTTTATAAGCAAGCGGGCAACAGCATAGTGCGGAGTGTACTCATGGGGATATTTAGTCAATTAGATATAGCTGGAGTACCAATGTGGAACGAGGTGCATAAGGTATGACGATAAAAGAACGAGTGGAGTTGCTCGTAAAACTCATACTTTACGGAGAGGTAACAATAATCAAATCACTAAACACCAAGGAACTAAACGGCACTACGATACAAACAATCAGCATTGACGAGTTGGTGGCATACGAGACGGAAGGAGAAGAAGAATGAACAGG